AACAGGTGCTTTATCAGAAGCAACTGCATAATATATGAGCTCATATATTATGCAGTTGCTTCTGATAAAGCACCTGTTCCTTGTATAGATACACTTGCAGTAATTACACCGTTAGGTTCTTGATTCCATGCAATACCTGTTATGAAACCTGAACCTGTTAAATACTTGTCACCTGTGTCAGCACCTTCATAATAGTAAGATACATAGATAGGTGTTGAAGCACCTGCTGAACGTTCTAAAAGTTTAGCTTGTGCTGTGTCATCCTGATCGTAACTAACTTCCATTGTGCTAGACCAACTCTCTTGAGCGGATGTAAATGTTTTTGATGTAGAACCAATGTGAGAAACATCGACTGACTCTAATTGTTTATCTACTGAATAACTGGTGCATTGACCTAATATATCAGTTGGTGATGCACTATCACCTAATTTAATTGAAGCAATAACGCCTGTATAATACGCCATAAACTATCTCCTTTATATGTTAGTAGAATTATCAGTGCTTAAAGTGTAGTAAGTCACTGAGTAGGTTAATCGAGTAATTCCAATGGGTCTTTCGCCCATTACGTCAAACTCTATCTCGGTCTGCGTTAGTTCTGATGTTGTAGCAGTATTTGATAGTAAAGGATTTGCTCCCATTACGTTCTCAACTTCTAAACTTATAGTATCTAACGTATTTTCAACCGCAGAATTAGTCTCGGCATAGCCTTCAATAACAACTTCTAACTCTCTGTAGTAATTGTTAGGTGAGAAATCGCTACGCTCTGATGATTCATTTTTAGTGTATACAACAAGACCTGGTAAATCCTCAGATGGGTCTAAATTATATAATTTTGTATCGTAAACTCTTGTGCCTGTTGTTGTTAGGCCTGTTATTAGGGTAACAACAGCATCACGTATTTTTTGTCTTGCATGGCTCATTGTTTTTGCAACCTTAATAAAGATACGCCTGTGCCATCACGTTCTATAACTTTAACTTTATATAATGTTTGAAAAACACGGCCTTTAGAAGTGATGGGGATTAAAAGAGTATCATCTTCATCTCCCCCATCAGGTATATCATCGGTTTTCATCGTAAATTGTGGTGATGAAGTTGAAACACCTGAACCAAACTCGTCAAAGGCTTCATAAAAAGTGTTATCAAATATACCTATAACTTCATACTTGTCTTGACTAGCTGATATTGTCCACTGACACTTAACAGCAAAGTCATCAAGTTCAAAGAAAGCATTACTCGACAGATTTAATGTCATCTTTATCACCAAAAGGTTTATCAGGTGAATATTCTATTGCACCGTCATCAATAACATCATCAACTAAACCATTAGCTTTTAGCTTTTCGATTTTTGAAGGTACAACATCGACAATATCGCCCTTCTTTCTTTTCTCGCCACTAATAGTCGATGCTTTAACTACTTTAACTTTAGTCACGTGTAGTCACATCATCGCCTTTTACGGCTCTGTCCTTAGTCTTTTTTTCTTTTTTAACTGACTCAGTAGTTTCTTCACCTTTACCAAAGTTAATAAGTTCAGAACCATACTCGCCATCAACTTCAACTACAGTTCCAGGAAGTGTTATTTTACCTGCTACTGATGTTGGTTTTAAGATTTTTATTTTCATATTTTTTAGGGATGCCGTTTTCACGGCATCCCCTCCTATAAAGTCTTTATGAGTTAATGCCAAAATTAAGCACCTAAACAGAAAGCCACTGGATTTCTTACTGCAAAGTCAACTGATGATAGAGCAATAATTCTCATACCACCTGATGTTGATAATGCGTAAGGGTCAGCAGTAATCTCAAGCCCACCCCAAACACCGACTAGGAATTGACTAAAGTCACCTAGGATAATTGAGTTAGCTGTTACTTGACTTGATATAAGGACTTGGTAGCCATCTACAAAACCATCACGGCTTGCAACAGGTGAACCTGCTCCATTAGTAGCCAATGTTTTCATATAACCATTTAGAGCAGGAGTAGTAATAAACTTAGCTTCTGTTCCTAAATCATAGTTATCTGTATAGATCGCACTCTCCATAGAAATGATTTCTGCATAAGTTGGAGCTCCTGCAACACCAAAAGCTACAGCGTTAATGCCTGCAACTTGCTCAATGCCTGTAGGAGCGTTAGCACCACCGCCATTGTTTAATGAAGCCTGGTCAAATAAAGTGCCTAATGATCTAGCAAGGTCATTTCTCACCATATTTTCAACGCTGAAACCATCGGTGTTAGTCATAAGAGTTCTCGTTACATCAGTAAATGCACCGCCTGTCTTTTGTGACAGTGTTACAGAACCGATTGTAGGGTCTGAACTAGCTACTGCTGTTCCTTCTGCTACCCAACCTGAAGTTGCGGTTGCAGAAACTCTTGGGATTGAAACGTTACCTGTTAAGCCTGATAAAACAGTTGGATTAGCAGATAAAACAGTTGAGAAAGGTGTTAAAGCTTCAATAAGATCATTATATCTTAAATCTTCATAAACTAATGCACCTGCTGAACCACCTGCTGTATTAAGTGTTCTTTCAGAAAGATCTTTAGAAACCCAATTTTTTTGCACTTCTTCTGGTACAAAAACGCCTTTTGTTTCTTTACCTGTTTTCTCTTGATAAGCACGAGAACATTCAAACTCAAACTCAGCGTCTTTTTGATACTGTAGATTAGTAGGATGTGCCATAGCTTTAGCAACTCTTACTATTGAGTATGATCTTGTTTCATCTTTATTTAGACCAATTTCTTCTGTTTCTAATGGTGTATTACCTATTTCTTGTAATAATGCACCTCTAAAACCTGAAAGGTCTACGCCATCACGAATTGATGTTTTAGCTAATTCGCTTTTGTTGTGTCTCGCTCCTAATTCAAGAATCTCAGCGATTTCTTTTTCACGATGTTTCATTAACTCATCAGATTTTGCTCTGATTTGTTCTTCTACATCTATTGTATTTTCTTCGGACATAGGGTTCTCCTTTTTTGTCTCTTTTTTAGTTGTAGTTAAAGATAAACTTCTTCCAAAACCGACATTCTGATCTGCACCGCTAGACACCAAGGAAACCTCTATAGGCATCCAATCTCTAACAACTACATCATCAGAATCATCGCTTCTTTCAAAGCTATCAGGGTTTATTTGGTAGCCAATACTCACCTGAGTACGTATACCGTCTTGCACGTCTTGAAATTGCTCTGAAGCTAAAGTGCCACGACCAAATCGCACTTTTGTCATCAACTTTCCTCGCTGAGTGTCCAGGTAAGCATCTTCTATTACGCCAATCTGCTGTCGCATATCATGATCTTTAAGCAATGGTGCTTTGTTCATTAAGCGACTTAGATCAATGTCACCATCACGATGACTTAAAACCTCATTGCCAAACTCTCTAGCAACAGGTGATTCTGAACTTACGCTCATAGTCATTGTACGTGATTGTGCATCTTCTCTAAATTCTATTGGAAATACTGCTTCTCTTGTTTCAATATCAACAGTATTTTCCTTGACTTCAACATTGTTTAAAGTCTCGTCTAATTCTATTTCAGGAGTAAAAACAACTTCTGTTTGTTCCTCGCTCCTGGTGTCATTGTTTTCTTCAACAATAACTTCGTCTTGAGTTTCAGTCATATTATTCTCCATCGTCTGAATCATCATTAAGATTTAACTCGTCAAAAGGCTCGCCTGTTTGAGGGTTAAATTTTGAACCATAAGGCTCATAAGCTAGATCAATACCAAACTTTTCAGCTAGTGCTTGTTGACTATCAATCTCACTAAAGTGTGTTGCTAAATCTTTACCGCTTTTAGATAAAACATCTTGTATTGTTGATAGACCCTGGTTGATATTTAAAATATCTGCTTGAGCTTCTTTTAATGGGTCTACACTTTGATAACCTCTACCACTAAAAGTAGCACTGTTCTCAAACTTAAAATAACGTGATACAGGTATACCAAACTGATCTACTGTCATAGCTTGCAACAACCATTCTTTATAAACAGGCAAACAAAAATGCTCTATTACAAATCTTTGCATTGATTTAAAGCTGTCTCTTTCTTGCATTAAACCAACTCTAGCTGATGAATAGCTAGTCTGAGATAAATCACCACTAAGGCTTGCGTAACTAACACCTAAACCTGATGCAATGCTTCTCATCATTGTTCTCATGTAATCATTAACTTGTGATGTAGGATGTTGAGGGTCAAAAAACTTAATATCATAGCCTGTAGGTAACTGATCAAAAGTACCTGGCTCAAAATTCATAGCAGGTTGATACTCGTCACCATTTAAGTAACTCTCAGCAAAACCATCACCACTAGGGCTTGTAATAAAACCCATTTTAGATGCTGATGCCTTAGAACTTATTAACTCGGATAATTGATAGTCATTTAACCATTTAAGCATAACCATTATAGATGCTATTTTTGGATAACCTCTTGTTTGTCCAAATCTTTCAGGTTGATAGATATGTAACATATCCTTAGCATCTATTCTTACTGATTTAGTTAACTGTGAATCAACTGTACCTGGATTTGAGTAAGGCATTTTTTTAAGCCAATACCCTAAAGGTTGTAAGGTTCTTTTATCTACCTCTATACCCATTCTTATTTGACGTGTATCAGATAAATCTTTGTTTAGTTGACTATCTAAATAATCAGGCTCTAAAAACGATAGTTTTAAACCTTCGTTAGTTCTAATAAATTGACATAAAACTTCACCATCTCGACAAATAGATTCAACAACCATTTGATATAAGTCGTGCATTGTATATTGGTTAGTAACTTCAGGAGACCTACCCCAAGAGTACCAATTACTTTCAATTATATCGTTAGCTGTATCATCTAATGTGCCATCACTATCTCTAGCGTGTAGCTTTATCTTAAAACCTGCATTACCTACTACACCCTCTCTCATAATTTGTAGGTAACGTGTTACGATGCCATTATTTCTAGCAAGATCTCTAGCCCTATCTCGCATAAGTTTTAAGTTGTTTTGTAGTTCAGCGTCAGGTGATGTATTACCACTTAGCCAATCGCCATAAAGTCTACCATTATTACTTGCGTAAAAGTTTCTCTTTTTATTAGCTAGTTTTTTTCTTTGTATAAATCTATCCCAAAACGCCATCTTTAAAATCCACTGTTAAATCTTGCTTTTACAACTTGGCCTGTTTCTAAGCCTTGTTTTGCTCTTTGTTGTCGAATTTCGCTGACAACTAATGATTCATAATAATTCTTTGCATCAATTAACTCAGCAGGACTTAGCTTAGTAATACTTCTACCTGCAATAGAGTAAGAACTTGCATCCTCGGTAAATTTACCTTCGAGCAAGCCTTTTATTGCTTGTAAAACTTTTTGTGCGTGTGACCTGGTATCTTTACCGACACCCTGATGTTTAAAGTCTGTAGCAACCTCTAATTGGTTTTCATAAACTAAAAACCTATCATTGCCGTTACTTACAAAGCCTTGACCTGAGTATACACCTGGAGCGTAATCATCCGTGACGGTACTATCTAAATTAACTTGAAAAGAGTTATTATTATTCGTAGCTACTATGTCAAAACTATATTTACCTGTAACCTCACGGAAATAATACGTAAGTGTCCATGTATTAGCAGGAAAATCAGTAAATGATCGTGTCCAACGCCACGTTGTACCTGCGTTAGCTTGTTGCGGTTCAACCTTTAAATAATCTTGGTTTATATCGGTCATTTACTTTCCACCCTTAAATCTAAAACACGTGACCAGGTTCGACTCTGATCAGTTTGAATTGTGTTAGTAAGTTGATAAAAATAATTATCACGACCACCGCTAACAAAAGCTACCGTTGTAACGCCTGTTATTGTTGTCGATACAAGAGTTAAATCACTACTAGATACACTCCAGTTAGAGGTTGTAATAGTCTCATTAGAAGCTATTACATCGCTCCAATTAAAAGCATAATCTAAAACACCTGCTTTTGACTTGGTTACATCTACCTGATTTTGAATAGCAACTTGATTAGGTTCTTTGACCATAAGTTGCTCCTATTATGCTAGTGTAAATATACCTGATGCGTTAATAGTAACTTGGAAAGTAGATGACGTTGAACTTACTGAACCACCAC